TACCAAAGGTCAACATGCATAAATAATAGGAACAAATATGAAAGATACAATAATAGCTAAAAATGATAAATCGTCACCTTTATGGACGATACCCAACGATAAAGGTGGGGTTGTGGTGTGTTCGGGAAACATGAATCCTCCAACCAGAGGACACTTATTGTTAGCAACAATTGTAAAGAATAAATCAATACAACTGAAAGTACCAGCATATGTGATAACTACAATGTCCCACAATGGCCAGGGCCTTTTCGAAAATGATATAGAATTAGCTGGACGGTTGTTTAGTGGGGATAAAACAACTCAAGTAGTAAGGAAGAAAGCAAGATCTCCATTGAGTACACACGCTAAGTTGTATTATATTAATAAGCTATTTAATGATGCAAATGGATTAGATATAAACATAGCGTCTGCTAATAGCCCGTATATTGGCATAGGTGATTTGATACAACAAGGATATACAGATATTGTGTATTATGCAGGTTCGGAGTATTTCACTGCAACATCCACAATGATAAACAGATTGAACACTTTCATTAATGATGTGGTTAATGTTGGACGTAAAAAACAAAATCCATCATCACCTCTTGTTAAATTTAGAGCTGTTAATGTTGATCGTGATGTTAACAACAATACTGGAATATCTAGCATAACTGGATCGAAGGCACGGAACGAAATATATGGCTTTATTAGTGGGCACTATGATGAGACCACAGCTAAGCTAAATTACAGCAAACAATCAGGCTGGGAAACACCATCAGAACTTTTGATATCTGATACTATGTTTTCTGAAGCCGTTAGGAGTTACAGAGGTACATAATGACAGATCACATAGGCAAACCGGAAATAGATTACAGAGTATCGTTATCTAATTCTACAAATCCCACGGAGTTAGTAATATTCAGTACTACTCCGGATTTGATAGAAACTCGGAATGTAAATTACAAGAATGTCGATTTGACTCATTCCCCTGGCCAAATTCTGGCTTACGGCAACACTGCCTCTCGTAACTTCAATTTATCTAATATTAAATTGATATCTCGAACATCAAAAGAAGCAGCTCTTAATCTTAGAAGAATCTGGATGTTGCGCTCGTGGACAATGCCTACATTCGGAAAAAGCACATTATCCGACCCACAACGCCAAAACCGCGACCAATTCTTAGCTGATGCATCATCCGTTGATATTAACTCAACTGACTTTGGTGTGGAAGAAAGGGGCTCACCACCAGCAGTTCTGTTGTTATCAGCATATTCAAACAATAAAAGATTTGGACAATCCGATGGTCACATAAACCGTGTTCCAGTTGTAATAACAAACATGAGTATTCCATATCCTTCCGATGTTGATTATATCCCTGCAGAAGGATCAGGCACACCAATGCCATCAATATTAACAATCGATATGACCCTACAAGAAACACACTCACCAATTGAATATGAAACATTTAGCCTTTCTGATTTTAAAGCAGGCAAATTAAAAGGATTTTAATCATGGCCGGTAACAAAAGCTCAACAAGAACAAACAACGTAGTAAACTCACGAAATTCAAGATATGTGCAGGGTGGGTTGTCTGACCGCCATCCCACTAGAGTTGGATGGTGGGAACGCAAAATACTAGAATATCAAGATACTGATTATGTCATTGAAATACGACCAAACGAAAGTACCCGCCCAGACTTGGTCGCATATCGAATATACAACAAACCAGAATTAGCATGGTTAGTGTTACAATATAATAATATTGTTGACGTGCAAACAGAATTTGTCACTGGTGTTGAATTGCGTTTACCAAACCAACGCAGGTTAGCCCTTGATATACTATCACAAACCACTGGCGGGAATATTGTATAATATATGTCAACTCCAAAAAACCCATTAGATGTATTCAGAAGTTATGCATACCATCACATTCTAATCGCATGTGATGGTACAGAAACAGCTGAAAAATTAGCAACTGTATCGGAAATCACTGCGTTTGATCACGAAGGGGCAGAAGCAAAGTTTTGTCCACGAAAGGTTACAGGTGGAAGCGGACAATATATAGTTCTCATTAATGGAATGTCAGATGCGCAATTTACTATCACTGACGCCAAATGGACATCAGTATTGATTCCAAATAATAAACAAGGTGAAGGTGATGCATCAACCACTATACGGACAATGGCAGTTGATGGAGAAATAAACATACAAGAACCTCTTGGCGTAAACTTTCTTAACCTATTAAATGACGTAACAAAATCACTAGGAACTGATCCAAATGGTGTAGTGTTCATGTTAAAAACAATATTTGTTGGACATCACCACGCAGGTAGAACAGAATACATCACAAATATACGCCCACTGCTATTCTTGGCTTATGATATTACATCATTATTTGATGTGACTGGAGCTGAATATACACTATCATTTGTTGGAATATCCAATGGAGCAGCACAACTACCACATAATTCAGCAATAACCAATGGATTTCACTTTACTGTACCATCTGGTAAAAAAATGTTGAGTGAAGTCATGGCAAAATTGGGAACTGAGCTTACTGCCCATTACGCTAGACAAAAAGCAGAATTGATAAAACAAGCCCAAAAAATAAAGCTCGATTACAATATTGAGGATGAATTCATCGATGTTGAATATGTTATCATCCTACATCCAGAGTATTACGATAAAAAAGCAGGAACTGCAGCAATAAAAACCAGCACTGATACTGGCGATGATGATACCATCATTACTGGTGATTCATTATCTGTTGAATCTGTAATATCCGCCATAATGAAGTCTTCAAAATCCGTAATGGATGAAGATCAAAAATCAGCTGCTGCAGGTGAGCGTTATCAGTTTAGAATAACATCAACACTAGAAACATCGCCTGATAAGTACAAAATCATATATCAAGTACAACGATGGAAAGCCACCGTGGTTCCTGTTGAAAACTTATTTACATTCGAACCACCAAAAAACAAAGACGGAACACCTGGTGGAATTGAATTCGATTATATATTCAGTGGTCAAAATGTAGATGTATTGTCGTTTGATTTGAAAATGCAGATGGGAATGGCTTTCTTTCAGACATTAGCAGTTGAATCATCCATTCCATCTGGAGCCAGCCAAGTAATCAAACACTATAATCCATCCAGCAAGGTAGCTGGAACTGGAAATAAAAACGGAACTGGTGATCAATCTGAATTTGGTGGTGGTTGTGAAAATAGTGCTGTCAATTCAAAAAAACGCAGGAAAAAGCCACTATTTTTAGGAATGTCCGTTGATGATTCATCTGTCCGTAACAAGAGGTTCCCATCTACAGTTGCAAATTATGATGCAATATTACAACGACACGCCGCTTTTGAGAATATTGAAGCACGAATGATAATACGCGGAAACCCACAATTATTAGAGGATACTACCCATTATGCATCAAATTTAGATCCGACAGGCCCATCATTTACCCCTATTGTAAGAACAGGGCAGGATGATGCACGTAACATTGTTCCAAATTTACAAAGCCAACCCGGTTTTGTGAAAGTAAATGTAATGATGCCTAACTCGTCACAGGTAGGGCCAGCCGGACAAATGTACAGCCAAGATTTTTCCAGAAACTTTTGGTATCCAGGGTGGTATTTCTTATATTCAGTCAATCATACATTTTCTGATGGAGAGTTTACTCAGGAGTTGGAAATGTACAGCTTACCAACAGACGCTTCTCAACATAAAGTATCGGAAAACGTAGACGAAACAAAAGCCAACCCAGATACTACAGATTTCCCTGGACAGCAAAACGCAGGTGTGCAAACGGATGCACTAACTGTCTCAGTTAAACAAAACAAGTAAGGAGAGTGACATGTCAGGAAATGGTTATTTAAAAAAAGCACAGAAAATGAAATCTGGTGTTACTCAAGATATTCACAGCAGAACCACGATCGGAAGAGTTGTGGATACTAATGATCCACAACAAATGGGTAGATTGCGTGTGCATTGTCCTGGATATGGTGACAAAGAAGAAACATTAATAGCAAATGTGCCATGGGCAATGTACGTTTCTCCTCTGGGTGGTATCACCGGATATGGAAAAATGGGCGCAACAGAAGATGATGTGACCGGCCCAGTAGCATATGGTATGTGGAATATTCCCAAGAAGGGAGCATATGTGTTGGTTGGTTGTATAGATAATGATGTCAGCATGAGGTATTGGGCTGGTTGTATTCAACCACAATACATGACTCACACAATGCCACATGGCAGATACACATGGAATGATACAAAATCAGGAACACCTGATGGGCCTCTAAACACATTCGAAAAACCTATTGAGCCGTTATATGGTAAATTTACGGAACATTTCTACAAGAATGAAGGAGACTACACAACATACCCAGTATCAACTCCAACAGATTCTAGAGCGAATTTAGAGTGGCGATCTCGTGGGACTGACAACCAAGTGTCAGCAATTACCAATTTGCACGTAGAGCATCAATATGATGGTCCAGGTAGTAAAATAGCAGACCATGCTTGGGGTGATTTTGAATTCTCAAGAGTAACAGAAGAGGATGGCAATCACAGAGCAATACGAGGTCCAGGATATGGAGTGGATCAACAACGCCCTGCAGATGTATATTCAAACACTGGTGGAACAAATTACGATTCCATGGTGTATAGCTGGACAACTCCTGGATTTCATTCAATGTCAATGGATGATCGTCACGACAATTCCCGCATCAGACTGCGCACTACATCTGGTCACCAAATTATAATGGATGATACAAATGAACGCATATACATTAATACGTCTGGTGGAGAAACCTGGATAGAATTAGATTCAGTTGGTAATATAGACATATATGCTAGCAAGAATATATCAACCCACGCAAAGGGTGATATAAGCTTCACTACTGATAAAACATTCAGAGTGCAAGCGAAAGAAGGTATACACCTGAGAACTGACGATGAATACAGATTGCACGCAGATAAAGACATCAACGTTCGAACTGAACAGAATTATAGATCACATTCAGGACAGAATATATATGTGGAATCCGATGGTAGCACCAATATTACAACTCATGGAAGCATGTTAATGTTGTCAGATGTTGATATTAATGTAATTTCAACAACTGAGACGCTATTGCAACAAGGAACCTCATTAGATATTAATACTACATCAGATGGGAAATGGACAACTGGTGGCTCAACTCACATGAATGCATCCGGATCATATAATCAACAATCTGGATCTAGTATGAATTTATTGGCAGGTGGTCAGATATTGCAAACAGGATCACAAATTCACCTGAATGGGCCAAGTGCAGGCTCTGCATCAACAGCAAGTTCTCCAGCTACATCAGACCCTGCAATGGAAACACACGCATATTGGACATCTCGTGTTCCGGAACATGAACCATGGGGACGTATGTTTATGAACGAAGACGCTGATAATGATGGAACTACTATCGGTACAGCGAATAAACATACCCCAGAATACGAGTATACATCACCAGATGTTGGTCGCACTTCTACACGGATGGGAGCAATTTATAACTACATACGTGGTAAACTGTGGCATCGGTAATATATACACGATGCCACACATAAATAGCCCAACATATAAGCGGAGTTAGATATTAAAATGGCAACAAAAAAAGGAATATATAGGGGTTACTCAAGCTTTGAATATGAAAACAATAAAACATTTAGGTTGTTTGATATTGAACTAGTAAAGATGGACCTGCTTACTCACATATACACAAAAAAAGGTGAACGAGTAATGATGCCCACATTTGGCACATTAATACCTGAAATGGTATTTGAGCCATTAACCCCAGAAACAACCAGTGTGATAGAAGAAGAATTATTTAGAGTTATTGATTATGACCCACGTGTGTCATTGTTAGAGATGAAAGTAATGCCAGATTATGATAATTACAGCATAACTGCTAGCGTCAAATTACTATATGTGGAGTTGAATTTAGTCGACAATTTGGAGTTGAATATAGGATTCGAATCATAATTGCAGCACGAACACATCGTTTCCACAATCCCAAGTTCTATTATATCCATTCATTCGCATATTTTCCCATTCGGACATTGTAGAGTCAAAATCATCCAGTTTATTCTTTAATTTGTGTTTCTGGAATTGATACCTAGAGAATATTATATTATTTTTTAGGTATTGGTAATTCGGAGAACTTGAGTGGCTAAATTCAAAGCCTATTTGTTTATACACATTCCCAACTCCCCACATTTTGTTGCTGTATGAAATAATAGATTTGGGGGATTTAGTTGATATAAATCGCTTTATCAATCTACTAGCACCTCCAGTTACCACATTATCTAGTTTCGTGCACAGCCGCAACAACTCCCATTCGTATTTTTTATTAAAGCGTGGAACACCAAACGACATTATAATTTGCAAATCGCCATCCATTGCCAAACCTATACAACAAGAACTTGGAATATATCCTTGCAGGTGGTTAACATTTAGAAATTCTTGCTCTGTAGCTTTATCCACATCAACAATATCACATGTCCTTGCCATTATTTTGTTACTTTTTCCTAATATATGCAACAATCTGGATTTTATAATATCAGTATTGTGTAACCATTGGTGCTCTGATATGTGTATTAGCGACAACCCATTACTTGTAGCTTTATCCGATTTTGACTTATGATATGACTTATCCTTTCCGGCGGCCTCACTATGCCAGTAAGTCCCATTATATTCTATAGCCGTATTAATATCAGGTAGCAATATATCTATTTCCTTTCCGTTTAATATTGTGCGGTTGTTTGTAATTACGCTATTGTTATAATTATCACGTATAAACAACTCCAGTTCCTTTTCTTGTGCTGATACATTGGTATGTATTGCATGAATCCCATGCTCTAGTAGCTTCTTCGCTATAAAACTCTGACTTACACTAAGATCAACAGCAACAACGAAACTTGACTCAGCAGCCACATACAACGCTTCCAATTTCTCTTTGTTGTTTACTATATCATATGTCTCTTGGGTAACAGCCTGCTGATTCATCCATTTGGTGCCAAATCGCATCATCATTGTTTTGTTATATTTTTCTTTTATGTCTGGATGTTGAGTTGGAAAATCAACTCCATATGTCGTTCGATTTGTCTCCAGCCGCTTATGTTGCACCATACCATCCTTTCCTTGACACAACGAACTACAAAATACCCTAAACTTCCGTTCATTATAATCCCATTTAACTGTAGTAGTTTTGCATGTCTTGCATGTTGGAGGGGACGTAGAATTATGCTCAATATACCACAATCGTTCATTCAGTTGAGCATCATCTGTCAGGAATTTTGTACAGTTCACTATCTGTAAATATAGTTTAGTTTTTGGTGATATTAATTGTGTTGGTTGTGCAGAACTGTGTATAAACTGTATGGCCTGTGGTATTGACATATTGTTAATTGCTCTCGTGTAATACCTAGATATTGTTCCGATTGACACCTTGCATTTTTCAGCAATGGCTTTCAGCCTATCACCAGAACTTACTTGGTGTAGTAACCATCTTTCATTTTTATACTTTTTTTCCACAAACCCTTCCCATAAATACTATTATATAGTTATTTACGATAATACCATAGTAAGTACCGAATTCATACAGACTTTTAGGAGATACACCATAAATGGCCAGAGAAATAAGTAGAGCTGAGGCATGGGAACGAGCACATACAGTATTCACTCAGATCAATTTCAGTGCTTTTGACTTTGCAACAATCAAAGAAAGTTTGTTGGATTATGTGAAATTGTATTTTCCTGAAGATTTCAACGATTACATCGAGTCCTCTGAATTCATAGCCATTCTTGAGATCTTTGCATATGTTGGTGAGTTATTGGCTTATCGTATAGATATCAATGCACATGAAAACTTCATAACGACAGCCCAACGAAAAGAATCAATATTGCGGTTAGCAAAAATGATTTCATATAAGGCATCACGGAACATTCCTGCTCGTGGTTTAGTAAAAATGACATCAATTCAGACATCCGAGAGCATTTTGGATTCAACTGGAACAAGCCTTGCTGGTCGTCGTATTTTCTGGAATGATAGAAACAATGCAAATTGGAAAGAACAATTTATATTGATAATGAACAGAGTATTGGAGCAAGATTTTGGTTCTGTATCTCCAGAAGAACGCAAACAAGTAGATGATGTCCTGTTTGAATTGTACACGTTTAATAACAACCCAATCTCAAGTGATAGTAAATCAGTATTCCCATTTTCGACTACTGTTGATGGTGAGACTGTCCCTATGGAATTAGTACCAGTTGATTTAACATCATCAGGGCCACAAGAAAAACGTCCAGAAACAAATTTAAAATTCACATTGTTATACGGTAATGATGGTCTAGGTGATAGCTCAGATACTACAGGTTTTATGATGTTCACAAAGCAAGGAACATTATCATTCCAAACTGAATCATTTGATGGTGTTACCCCCAATCAAACACTGGATATAGTACAGAGTAATATAAACGAAACTGATGTGTGGATTAATAATATTGATCCAGAAACTGGGAAAATTTTAGTAATTGACCCATACGCAGAAGTGCTTCCTCATTTAGTATCTAATGATTTGCGTTATGGAGAGTGGGTAGAAGTTGATTTGGTTAGTGGTCAGAATATTATATTTAACACAAACTCAAATCACCGCAAATACGAAATAGAAACATTAACTGATGATAACATGCGAATTGTGTTTGGTGATGGTGAATTTTCTGCTATCCCATCCGGCACATTCAACATTTGGTATAGAACATCAGCAAATAAAGATTTCTACATAGAAAAGAATTCGGTTGTTGATCAATCAAGTTCATTCACGTATATTGATCTAACTGGCAGTACACAAACTCTTTCTTTCACATTCTCTCTGATCAGTTCATTACAAAACAGCTCAGCATCGGAGGATATTGAACATATCCGCCGTGTAGCCCCTTCTGTTTATTATACACAAGACCGTATGGTAAATGGCCGCGACTACAATACATACATGTTGCAGGATCCATCTATTATCAGAATGCGGGCTATCAACAGAACATTCGCTGGCGATTCAAAGTATATAGCTTGGCACGACCCTAGAGAAAGCTACGAAGATGTGAAGATATTTGGTGATGATCTTGGACTGTATTGGGTAGAAGAATCACCACAGATTACGCCCCCAACAGGCGCATTAAAAATTATAACTACTGGATTGGATTCAGTTGCTGTACTGGAAGATTATATAGAGCCATTATTATCGAGTACTGATTTCTTTTCGAAAATTGGCCCAGTATTACAAGAAAAAGCAACTAACGTCCCAGAGAGTTTACGTAGATCGTTTAATACAGCATCACAAGCAACATATTCATTTGGTACTGATTCTCTAGGATTTGACAACGAGCGCTCCGCAATTATTGGAGCACTAAACGCTGCACTAACAACAACACCAGATATAGAACTATGGTACTCTATTGATCTTGATGAGTGGACTGTTGGCGAACATACATGTTCAATTGATGGGAATAATCCCAATTGTGCAGGCACTACGGACTCAACTCTCATGATAATTATATCTTCAGAATTCAACAATAGTACATTGTCAGGTTGGTCTATTCGTTGGTTAACTCGTAGATTGATAGCTCATAGCGAATCCACCAAATTCTGGAATACTCGACTTACAGAATCTGTCGTTAATTTTGATACTTTAAATTCAGTAACTGATGAGCTGGCAATATTGAAAGCTAACCCAAATTCAGCATTTACGGGCCTGTTACCTGATAATATCATCTTTGGGGTGGTAGCACAAGAGCAAGTAACCGCTGTAACACCAAACTCTGGATTACCTGATATACACAGATTGTCGGTTCTTCCTGTTGACAATAATAATGATGGAATCCCTGATGATTTAGTTCAACCGGATCTATTTGATGGAGTATTCAACTTCACATACCCAATTGATGAAGCCAATATAAAAACAGGAGAATTACCATTAATTTTTGATGGCACTGCATATTATGTTGATTTGGATCAAATTGGCGAAAACAGCACATTTGGTGTGTCGTATGATAAAGGATATGATTATGATATTGAGTTTTATCATGATGATGGTACTGGATTTATTCAATATCAATTTGGTGGAAATTTACCACTACTAACTGATGATTACTCAGGATATACAACAACAGATATTATTCGTTCAAAATTTAGATTAGCTCCATCAGCTCTATTAAATATAACATCTGGAGATGCAATCCGTATTAAAGTAATCAGTCATGTGTATGTAAGCAGAGCTGACGAATTCAGCGATTGGATACCATCGAACACATCCGATATAATAAAAACATCATATTTGTTGGAGAATACAACTCCCGAGTCGCAGCGATATAATAGGTATTTGGGTAGATATCCACTCAATTTCGCTTGGATGCATTCCACTGCTCGATTGAATTTGGTAGATCCAGCAGCTTCAAACATCATTGATATCTTCATCACCAGTAGTGGGTTTTATACTGGAATGCAACGTTGGTTGCAAGGCAAAACGGACATACAACCTACTCCTCCAACTCCACTAGAATTAAGAACTACATACGCTACATTATTAGAGAACAAGATGATCTCCGATACAGTAGTGTTGCAGTCAGGCAACTTTAAAATATTGTTTGGTCCAAAAGCAACTCCACAGTTGCGTAGTGTATTCAAAATAGTCAGACCAACTGGAACATTATTAACAGACAATCAAGTGAAAGTGAGAATAGTGGAAGTTGTACGAAAATTCTTTGATATTAATGATTGGGAGTATGGAGAGAAATTCTATTTTACTGAAATGGCGTCAGCAATACATGCTGATATTGGACCTGAAATAGATTCTTTTGTTTTGGTTCCGTTGTATGCAAATAACCGATTTGGTGATATGTTCCAAATAACAGCAGCAGAAAATGAATTATTTTTGCCTGATATTAACACCACTGATATTGAAATAGTGCAGTCATTAACACCATCAAATATAAGACAAGCATAATATTTTACTGAAATATGATAAGGGGCAAAAAGCCCCAATTTTTTGCTCAGGGAACCATCGATAAATACATAAAAGCTGAACAGAATCTTAAAGTGAGTAATATATTAATATGAGTGATAATAGCGATTACACCAAACCCAGAACAAATTTATACGATCTATTGCCTGAAGTATATCATTCCGACACAAATAAGGCACTGTTTGAGAATTTATTCAATAGATTCTTAACGAAACAGGATACTGATCGCATATCTGGATACATTGGCGATGGCAATCCTAGTGCTATAATTTCTCGTAACATAAAGGAAATATCCGCCCACCGACAAGCTTATCAGTTACAACCAGTATTATATAACAAGATTGGATCTGTTGAGTGGTTGGCATCTTGGCAGGATCTGTTGAAAGAAGCAGAACGTTCTGGTATTGATAGTGAACGACTACCAGAATGGTTAAATTTTGTTCAGTTTAACTGGGTTCCACCAATTGACATTGATAAGTTGATTAATTATAGAGATTATTATTGGTATGATAGTTCTGCTCCTAATTCACTGCCTGATTATATTACGATCCGCAACAGATGCACAACATCAGAAGCCCATGTCAATTTTTATAATAGTTTAATAGAAGATTTTGGTAACCGCATAACAACACTCACGTCTGGCAACATAGACGGTGATATTCCGGAATTCGAAATATCAAATATCGACCAACCATCTGATACCGTGACCATTGTTGGTGATATCACAGAACATTTAAATGTTGGAAATTACTTCACGATCAGGTTATCATCCGTAAATAACGGAACCTTCCGAGTAGCATCAGTATTATACGACGTAAATATTGACATAACTACTGTAGGTGTAACACCAGGTACAATAATATCAACTGACAACCTTCCGAGTTCTCTTTTAGTTCACCGCCTCGATAAGTTACATGTCACTGGGGATTTCACTCGCCTACTGGAATCAGGCTTTGTATTTTTTTACAAAGAGTCAAACAATACTGAATTGGATATCACCTTCTTTACGGTGGTGAATTCAACATATGTTGACGCCACCAACACTACCATAGTGCAAATTGATACTATTTTTACAGACAAAAATGCAATTGGTGTAATATCACTTGATGAACGCCAAGCATTAATAACAGAAGATCGAGATTGCAATTGTCAACAAAACGGTGATGTTGGATTTGATCTATATAAATGGGACGGAACACCATCCCAGCCAACAACAATCGAGCCAACAACACCAACCATAGCTAATGGATTAACAGACACAGATATTGATTTGTGGTGGGACACAACAACAGACACACTAAACAGGTGGGTTGGGGATGTTTCAGGATCTTGGGTTATAATGTGGAATAACTTTTCATTAGTGGTAAACGCGTCAAGTGGAACCGAAGTGTGGGATCGAACAAGCCCTTGCGGAACACCAACAATAATAGACAGTGCATCTCAATGGACAGATAGTAATAAATGGACACATAAAAATGACATTCCTAACTTCTCAATTGCAAAGCAAGCACAATTACCGATAATTGAATATGAATGGGATTTGGAGATTAATGAATGGACTACTGTAGATCATGTATGGAAATACAGAGAAGGTAATTCAGATGGATGGAACGTTGGTAATTATTCCCCCTATTTGATTGAATTAAAGCCACTTGCAATTTGGAATGATGTTGCAGGTGAAATTATGTTTGATGAAGAGTATGGCGATATGACCAACTTTTTTTCACCAGGTACCAAATTTATGGGAACTGGAATTTCTGAAATATTTGAAGTTGATTCATCAAGATACGAATCGCAAGCTACTGGCCAACCAAAACAAACTGTAGTAACAGCCACAGTTTCAATATCCACTAGTGCATTAACAATAGGAGCATCAATCCGCCCACTTAATACATCAGAGGGTGATACATGGAAGGGATATGGAACTCATTGGTTGTATGTGGGTGAGGATAAATTACGTCCCACCAACCACCAACCAGAACACACACTAGATATACTAGATACAACACAAACATATATTGCTCATGTGGATAATGAATTTGAATTTATCTATACATATTATGCACAAAATAGTGTATCATTGATTGAAAAATCAATACTTACCACTGGCACTACAGATATTATATTAACAACATCACTAGCTCCTGGTACCACAATTCCACTATCTCGCAGATCTCTTATTGGTTTTGAAGATATTAGAGTATATGTGAACGATATCCGTCAATATGGAACATATGATGAACTATCAGAATTTGATTTGTCGGTTAGTGCGAATACTACATATGTGGCAGGCATTAGATTTCTGCCTAATTTTGAATTATCAAAATTTGACGAAGTGCGTATAGAAGTAGGTGAAGCAAGCACACTAGATCATGGATTGCAATCAGTTCCAGTGAGAACACAGGAAAGTAATGTTGATTATGAAGATGTTGCAAATGGTGGTGATCGTTTAGTTAGTTTGATACGTAACAGAAAACACGAACAAGTAAAAACAAAAGTCAACCAATATCCTTTATTTGATATTTATAACATGGACGGTTCTTCAGCTAACACAGCTACTCCAATATTTGGATATCACACATCCCCTGATGCTAACATAAACGAACAGGTCGGACTTCGTGTTAGCACTGACGTTGATAACTTGGATTTCCAATTCGAACAATACTTGATTGGTGATGCATCTGGAACTATGTTGGCATATCGCGACTACAAGAATAGCACAGATGATATTTGGTTCAACCCAATAAAAAACGAAATCAAATTTTGGAATGGAGTAACATGGGTAGATAAAGTAGATACTGGTAATTACTATTTGCCTGCAGTTATTAGCTCATCTGAGCCTACAACATCAATTGATGGATTATTTTGGTTCAATGAGTTAACTGATGTGCTGAGCAAGCGAAACATTGTTGGAAGTTCGTGGGATCTAGTTCCATACTTAACATCACCAAATGATAATACACTACAAACAATATGGAAGAAAGGTACAAACGACGAACAATACATTCCCACCAAACGAGACTGGGACAAACGATCGCTTGTTGAATACAACAACGAAAAAGCTGTATTTGTTGAACCTAGAATTGAATCATTAGTTGCCGCTGAAAACAAGACCACAGCAGACGCTACATCACTTGCGGATTCTGAATGGTTAATTAGCCAGAAGAATCAAATATCACCAACTGGTGAGTGGGTGGGGGAATGGGAAATTCCAGATCCATTATACTACAACAATTCACACAAAAACCGTGCTGTTGTGTCGTCACGTGAATTACTAACTCACTTTAAAACTATTATAGAAGCCCAACCTAGAATTCCTGGGTATGGTGGTCCATTGGATAGTATGTACCATCTAATTGATATAAATGACATCAATTACGGATTGGGTGGGAAAATTAAAGAATATAATTTCGGGTTTGATACATTCCTGTCTATGTTATTCGTAAATGAGGTAGCACCCAAACAATTATTTGATTTTGCACATGCACAATATGAAGCTCTGTTGAATAACATAAAGGACATATACCGCAGAAATGCATCAAACATGCTGTTGGATGTCAGCACTGAATCACTAGATGATCAGACTACATTTATTGTGAATCAGCTAATTGATATACACAATACTGATGATATCAATCGTTCATTTTATAGTGATAGTTCAACATATAATCCAGTATCCGGCAAAGGGATGCGGAATTGGATTACTACAATTCCATATATACGTGCCATAACAGCTCACACACCACATAGTATTGTAGATGCTGCTCATGATATTCGCCAAATAGTACATCATGATGGTCATCGCAGTAACTATATTATAGAAAGTGCTATTCGTGAAAGCATCATTGATGTTATCACAAACACACCAGATTTG